GCCCAATCATCTGCTGGATGATCGGATCCTGCATGGCGTTCATGTGCACTGCAATATGAGCCTCGTGGTCCTGATATATGAACGCTTTGAGTGGCTTGAGGTTCATCGCGTTCATGTTCTCTGCCACCGGATCGGTTGGCTTCTCATCATCCTCGACTGGCACCAGCTTGGCTGCGTCCTTGATCCCCAACACCTCCAACATCTGCCTGTGAAGCTGGGGCATGTCGTAAATCTGAGGCGCAGTCTGGGACAACTGGATCACTGCTTGATACTGCACCACCCGCTGAGACATGGTTGCCGCATTGGGGTCGGACACGGGGATGATCTCCACCATGTCGTAGTCGCTCTTCTTGGCATGCCGCACACCCTCGGTCGGCTCATAGTCGTACTCGTCATCGGTGTAGTCCCGAATGATCGCCGCGAGCAGTTTTAACTCTTGTTTGAAGGCGTAGTGGACCCGAGCCTGAACCGCACTCATCACCTTGAGCATGCGCTCCAACAGAGCCAGCGTCGTACCCACCGGAGCCTGCGCAGACATGTCGGAAATCTTCATATCTGCTGTAGCGGCAAACCGTCGACCTTCTTCTACGATGGTACCGAGCAGTTGATACAGCGTCGCACTGGGTTCTTTGTAGGGCAGCGGCAGGATGTTGTCGCGTATAGCCCCCGAACCAACGTCCACATCCCTGAACTCGCCCGGAGCGATGGGGGTGTCGTCCCCTTTAATGCGCAGTCCTCTGGCTTTTAGGCCACCGGGGAGGTTTGAGAGGGTGCCAGCGTCCACCAACTGACGCATGATCGACGTAGCTGACCGGGCAAAACCACCAATTAGGTGAAAAAGCCCAAATCCATAGATCCCGAACCCCGGAATGTAGACGTAGTGCACGAAATGGTCGCGTCTGGCCTTGGTTGGGTCGTCCTCGTAGTAGTTTCTGCGTACAGCCAGCACTGTTCCTGTGGTTCCCAGCACCGTAATGACGTACGGAATTGCAATTCCCGTGGGTTCGCCGTCTTCTTTGTCCTCGTAGCCCTCCAAATCGAGGTTCACGTGGCACTCGTACAACTCATAACGGTCGTCGTTCAGACTATTGAACCCCGTCTCCTTGTTTTTGCGCTCCTCAATCTCGTCTTTTGTGCGTTGTGGTTCGCCAATCTCCACATCTCGGTAGAACCCAGCCACCTGAAGCTTACGAATTTCGTTCTTGGTCTTGTACATCCGATGCGATACACGCTCTGCGGTCTCAATCGACGAGGCGCCGTAGGAAATAATCACATCCTCGGCTGGAATAAACAGCGACGCCTGCCTCTGGAGGTTGGGATCGTAGAAAACTTTCTTAAAAGCACTACCTGTAGCGGGCAAATTCCACAACATCCGCTCGTGCTCTGACCGAAACTCAGGCATCCGCTCGGTCAACTCGTAGTTCATGTCCTCTTTAACGCGCCGTGCGGCTTCTTCTTTCTCCCGTGTGTCCTTGCCGATGATTTTTGTCTTGACCGGACCCTGCGCTGGGAACGTCTCCATGATCGTCTCGGACTGGAACCGCACAACCGCCTCGGTAATCATCGGATGGAACACCCCACACGCACCCTCCCACGGCTCCGTGCGCTCTTCATATTTCAACCCGAGTAGGGTTAACCCTTCCTTATACGTGTTCTCCCAGTCTTTACGGGAGTCTTTGTCGCGTCGGATGTCATCGAGCAGTTCAAATCCAAGCGATTCAAGCTCGGACTCCCCCATCTCTTCGGCTAGGTTGCCGTAAAAGTCGTACTCGTCTTCACCTTCTTCAAGCGCCAATATCTCTTTTCCGCCAATGGAGACGCGTACGGCTTCTGGGTCTTCAATCTCAATCTCAAGGTCTGGTTCTCCCATGACCTCTTCAATCTCTTCCTCGATCCCAATAGGTGCTTGATATAAACCTTTGTCCACTGCCATGATGGCTCCTAGTAGTACGCCGCTCTGCGGCCTGATTTAAAGAATCTTGGCTCATCTGGCTCGTCGCTTGGCAACGTAATGAACCCTCCCTGTCTGAACCGCAGGAGCGCCTGCGTCATGGTGTCCACGAAGTCGTCATGTTCGCCGACCGGAAACGCCACTACCTCTTCGATAACATCTCGCGCCCATCGGCGATCTGGTGCCCATACTGCTCCGCTCGCAAATAAATCCGACACGGCATTAAGTCGGGCAATCTTATCGTTGCCCCGTGATGGGCTGAACTCATCGACGGGTATACCCATTCTACGCAGTTCTTGTATAAGTGGGGCACCTGCGGCTTTTTTCTCCACCAAGAACGCGTCTGGCTTCCACTCTTGGTAGTGTTTGAGCGCGGTCTCTTTTAACTCTGGGAACAACATTCTGTCTTTAAACGCATCGAGCAGCATTATTGAGGGTCGGTTGTCCTCCTCCTCGTTGTACCAAATACCCCACGTCGTACACGCCGAGTAGTCAGATGTTGTTTTTGTCTCGTGCGCCGTGTCCCAAGACTGAATAATGAACTCACACGGGGGTGGATCATCTGGCTCCCATATTCGCCAGTCACTTCTTTTGACCATCGCAGCCGCTTCGCTTGTGGGCTGTTGCATGTACTGGGCGTTCCAGTACCGTGGCTCCATCGCAGTCTTCTTCTGCTTTAACTGGTCCAGAGGCCACTGATCGGGCCAAAGCGATTTTTCTCTCTCCGTGTTCTCGTGGAGAATGGCTGGCAGTTCAACAATCTCCCACTGGTCAGAGTCTGGGTTTTTAATTTGAAAGTTAATTAAACGTCCGGTTAAGTCCAAAAGTGACCATCTGGTCATAATTACAATAATTCTTCCACCGGGCATCAGACGCTGTAACGGGCCAGTCTGGAACCACGACCACGCATTATCGAACGTCGCCCGTGAGTTGGCCTTTATGTCTTGTTCTGAATGAGGATCGTCAATAACAAATAGATCAGCACCACGACCGGCAAGAGCGCCGCCGACTCCGACGGCATAGTATTGGCCTCCGGCTGAAGTTGACCATTTACCTGCTGCCTTTTGATCGTCTGCCACAAGCGTTTTTGGGAATACCTCTTTGTACTCCTCCGTATCGAGCAGGTTCCTTACTCTGCGTCCAAAGTCTTCTGACAGCCCTGCCGTATGGGTTGCCATAATGATTTTTTTATCTGGGTACTGTCCTAGAAACCAAGCCGGGAACAAATACGAAGAGAATTCTGATTTACCCATACGGGGGGCGATATTGATAATCACCCGCTTCTTTTTACCGTCGATCACATCTTTAAATATCTGAGCCAGCTTCCTGTGGTGCGACCCTTCTTTGAACCCCGGATATACGTGATTGGCAAATGCTGTCAGTGATGTTTGGGAGCGTTTTAACGAAATCCGTCGGGTCTGCTCATCCAAGTCTTTCAAAAACTCAAGCTTTTGCTGTGGGGTCAGCGACTTTAAAAGAACTGCTATTTCAACGTCACTGAGTCGGTTCATCTTCTTCTTCGCTCGTGTCTTCTACATCCTGCGCGTCGGCATTTCGGTTCTCAATCTCCGTGGCTTCGGCATCGACCGTCTTTTGCAACTGCGCCAATTTATCCCGGATCTTCTGATCGAGTTCGTCGTCCGACATGTCTTCTTTCTTGACACTGATCCGCTCAGTAAACAGCCCCACCTCAGTAACTTTGCCTAGCATCTCCAGCGCTTTTAGCCGGATTCTGGCGTCAGGGTGGTCGGTCTCTTCGACGATTTTGGCAACTGCCATGCCCCGCAGTTCTTTGGCCTGCTCAACAAATGCCCAGTCGTAGGCCGTCAGCATGCCAACGATCTTCTGTATAGCTGGTGGGAGAGTAACTTTTTGTAGCGCCGCCTTCGCCTCGGTTGGATTTGCCACCAAAGCCTTGAACGCATCACGAGCAATTTCTTCCTGTGCATGCTCCAACACCTCTTCATCAGTTGAAGCACCCAATTCTTTTAACCAGTCCGTCGTTTGGATCTGGCCTTCCAATAAATCTACCGCATCAATCTTCTTAATGGGTGTAAAGCCATCCGCCGGGGCGTCAAGCACCTCGGACTCATATTCAATTTTCAGCAAATGTTCTAACACGCGGGGTTTACCTCCCGTTGACGCAAGGTTTTGTTTCTACCTAGTGGGCGCAGTGTATACTTACCGGCGTCTCTTCCGCAAGGGGGCGACATGTGTATCTCCACTTAGCCGGTTACTTCTCCTTCCCGGCTTTACTGCCCCGCCAAGCGCGGGGCATTTTTTTATTTAGTGTTGTCAATTATTTGACAATAACTATTTTAATTTTTAGAAATATTTTCATGTTTGTATTTAGCATGCTGGACCGGATTAGACGCGATTTGACAAAGTAGTGGGTGTGGTTGCGAAACACTGTTCTTGTCGACGCCCTGCTATGCCGACTATTTAGGGGGGTCACCCGCCGGTGGGGTCAGAGCCGAACGAAAAATAAGATTACCAACTACCCATAATGCTAAATT